TGGGATTATGAATGCTTTCATTGTGGAACTGAAACGGAAGAACATGAAGGTTATTTAAGAGATGGAGAGTGTTATTGTGATTCGTGTGCTTATGACTTGTTTGATCAACCAATGCCAAAGTCAAAATACACTGATGAAATGTGGGATAATTTTCATAAAAGTTGTAAACCTAAAGAAGAAGCAGTAAAATCAATGATCCCTGATGACGCCATTATTATAGATGACAACTATGTGATCTGTAATACATACGACAAAGCAAAAGAGATGCTCAATCGTGCTACTTGTACTAAAAATGACGTTGTTCAAGAACTACCTTACTCATATATTGTTTCGCAAAATAATGGCAAGTTTTGGTTTAAACTCAGTAAAGATATAAATAATCCGACCAAATTTATCGTCTATGCGTATGCGTCTAAAGATGAAGTCGCCAAAAAATATATAAGACGAATGTTGGACGACTGTATCTATCATATGGATTATCTTTTGAACCCTGAGGACTATAAAGCAGAAGTTGAAAGCTCAGACGAAGACTGCGCTACTGAAGAAGATGAGGCAAACTTCTATAGAGAACAAGCACAAGAAGAAGAACAAAAACATATGGAACAAAATGATATGGATGTAGATGTGAATGACTACGACAACTACTATTCAAAAAAGGCTCTATGCGTTACGTGTGGTGAAATCAATTATGCCGAGCCGGTATGTGAAGTTGAAGGTCGTTCAAGAATGGTATGTTGTGACTGTATTGAAATAGTCAACCGTTGCGAAGAATGTAATCATCTTACACTTGATTATCTCTACGAAAGTAATAATGATGATGGAGTTCAAAGAGATTTGTGCTTCGATTGTAAATTCAATAAGCCGTTATCAATGCAGATACCTTTGGAAGTTCACTTGTCAATACGAAGCGACATACAGAGTCTCAGCCGCCGACATTTTGATATTCTGACAGATTATGCCGAGTTAGCACAACTGACTATATTTGACGCTTATCGTTACAAATCCAGGTGTCATTTCTATGATTGCGACCGAATGGTGCCACCAAGTGCGTGGGATGCCGAAGAAGCAGTTCAATTTTGCTGTCGCAGACACTGTGAAATGTCTGAACTCATTGGTTGCCACTGTCAAAACGTATATGATGGCAGTGAATACGACGATGAATATGAAGAAGCCACATGTAAGATGTGTCATAATTCTAATTACGACACAAATATGATACCGCGAATAGCTCTTAGAGAAAGCGACCAAGGTGTCAAACCAATCGTATCGGCAATCTGCGTGTTCAATGAAGGTATCCAAATGTCTAATGTATTTGCTGAATCTTTGGTAGACCTACACGAGTACTTCATATAATTTTGTATATAATTTGTATAATTTCGTATAATATTTAATTTTGTATATATAATATTTAAATTTAATTAAGATTTGTTGTTTTAACTTAACAACAAATGAAACAATTTTTTCATTTTTTCGTATTTTTCGTATTTTTCGTATTTTTCGTATTTTTTTTTATTTTTTTTAAGTATTTCGTATTTTTTACGAAAATAAAAAAAAATGAAATACTTTTTTGAGATTATAGTAAGAGTAGTAATTTTATAGACTTCTAACTATTTTAAATAGAAAACTTTAATAAAGTATTAAACTTAATAATCACAATTGATAAAATGATGAAAAATTCTACTGATGCCAAGGCACAACAATTGTGGAACATTCTCGCAAAGCAAGAGAGCGCCAGAATACAAGAACGCAATAGAGAACTCGAGATGAGTACTCATTTGACATGTGAATACACTGGTCCCGAGGAACACGACCCAGAATACGACTACGATTCACTCCAAGAAGATAAATTCGTCCATACCAGATGTTACGACTGGGACCCTAAAACCGGGTTTGAAGATGATATGTCCCTATCTCGCGAGTATTACCACGTACAAGAAGACGAAGAAGACCTGTTCCCTAAAGATACATTACCAAACAGCATAGAAGAGCTTTACGAATATTTGAACGAACAACTTAAAAACCAAGAAGAGTATGACTACGCGACTGAAGAAGAGGCTGACTATTACTTGAAAAACCAGGACCCGTGTTTTATGTGTAAAGAATTCAATTACAGCAATGTAATGATTGACGCAGACCGGATGAGAATTCTATGCCGCGACTGCTATCCCAAGGTCAAACAATGCTGCGAATGCGAGACGATTACGAAAGAACAGACCTATTACAACTTTGAGACAGGTGTTCGTTTGTGTTTTGACTGCCAGTTCAAGACGGAAGAAAGAGTCCAGATGCCACTTGAAGAACACTTGTTGGTAAGACGTGACATACAGTACCTTAGACGCCAACACTTTGACATTCTAGTGGATTATGCCGAGCTTGCCGAGTTCACCATATTTGACGCATATCGCTACAAATCGAAATGCCACTTCTATGATTGCATTCAAAGAATGTCACCGTCTGGTTGGGATGCCGAGGAAACATTGGCGTTTTGCTGTCGCAGACACCGTGAATATTCTGAAGACTGTGGCTGTCACTGTACGAATGTTTGGAATGGCACTGACTATGATGACCACTATGAAGAAGCTACGTGTAAAATCTGTAATTCGCCTCACGAAGCAAACGTGAAAAGTCGCGTGGCTCTTAGAGAAAGTCACAAGCTCAACGGGCCTATTGTGTCGGCAATCTGTATGTTTGATGAAATCCGTATGTCCAATATTTTGTTTATGTCTTTGATAGATCTACATAAGTATTTTGTATAATTTTATGTATTTGTATAATTTTGTATGTATTTGTATAATTTTGTATGTATTTGTATAATTTAATTTAATTTAATTAATTAATATTGTTGTTATTAACTTAACAACAAATGAAACAATTTTTTCATTTTTTCACTCGAAAAATCATTAATAAACCCCCAATCTGAATTATCAAACAATTTATCATAGTTTTCACTGGTTTCTTTTAATGTTTCTCTCTTCAAAGGATTAGGATGAATATTTTGTATTAATAACAAAGTAAATTTATTCATAAAAGTCCCCTTTAGAGAGAAAAACTTGGAAATATTACCAATAATATGTAAATACAAAATACTCAAACTATAATTGTCCCAGTATTTACTATAATTTAAAATATCAGCAATTATTGCCGATTTTGGCCGGTTAATATATTTTTTCAAGGTTTCGACACATGACTTCTCAAATGATTCCTTATAGTTTTGAGAGAAAAGTGACAATACATCCATATTTTTTACATAATTGTTGCAAATAGCCTCTATAAAAGACAGCGACATCGTTTCCTCATTATTTACTATTAAATAGAATAAAACGTGTACTTCTAATGGTTTATAAGTATAATTTACGATATTTATAATTATATTCTGAATATATGACGTATTAAGGTCAGAGACTATTAGACTGTTTTTGAAACTTTTAAGAAAAGGTCTTGAATATGGTGAAAAAACAATATTTTCGGTGCTTAACTCAAAAAAACAAACACCATTTTCGTTTAATTTTATTAAACTATTAAGCAAAAACGAGTAAGTATTTAAAATATTGAATACAAATTGTTTATTATTGTTATTATTAGGTAATTTAAATAAAAAATCGCTAAATCCTATGCGTTTTTCATCATTATAATTGAAAACCACATATTTTTTATCCTTATTTTTCGAGTCTAAATCCACATTTTCTATTATTTTCTCTCCTATTTTGCCAATATCTATAAAATCATAGTCGGTAAGTATGTCATAATAATTTCTGTAATAAGGTATTTCTTCTATTATTTCACTAATTTTTATTTCATTTATGGAAAAAAAGTCATAGACTGTTATTTTTGTTTGGTTTTCATCATTATCGTCTATATTATTGACTTTCTTCCGATTATTTGTTATTTGGTTAATAATCAAACCTATATTAATGCTTTTATTCATTTTATTATTAATTAGTATTACTTTAATATTTATTTAGTTACTAAAATAAAATATCTGTTTTTGTAGGTTTTTTTAATCTTATCCTTGATTTCATTATGATCTGTAAAACCAGTTTTACATAATCGATTCACTTCTTCCTTTAAGATTTCGACCTTTTCTTTGCAAAATAGCGAAAATCCCTCAGAAGGCTTATAATCCTTACTGTTAATATTACTAATAATATGTTCATCCATTGCTTCGAGCAATTCCTTTTGAACACCAACATAAACCCGCCTCTTTTGAGGCTCTTTCTTATCGGTATCCTTCTTTCTAAAATAATAGCGAGCACTCTTAAACATCTTGTCTAACACGTCACCGTCATAACCCAAATTGGTTAAGCGTCTGACTTCGCCGTCTACCAAGTTTTCATTTTCTTCAGTCCAAATTTGCCACGCATCCTTGAAATCCTTTCGGTGGTCATATTGGTGAATCTTTGAAAATTTGTAGAGCTCTTGGGTGAAATCGTCGGTAAATTTATAACGATAAATGCTGACGTTATTTTCGTTTGATAATTCAAAATCCATTTTAGTTTTAAAAGAATGTGTATTGGGTAGGTATTTATGCTCTTAAAATAAAAAAGAATTTTTATTTCAATTTTTTTTGTAAACTTATTTTTTTAACTTTTTTAATGCAAAATTCCGATTTCCAATAATTTTCTTTCCAAAATATCATTTTCAGTGGGATTTATTTTTATAACCCGCACATTATTGTCAATTCGAGCTTCTGTTACTGGTATTGCTACTGGTATAGCTACTAATTCAGCAACTGCTTCAGCAACTACAGCTTGAGCAAATACTTCGGCATTTTCTGATTGATTCAAAGTTAAATTATCATAAAATTCCTTCACTTTTCTATTGATTCGTATTTTTGATGCGTCAAATGATGTCAAATATAGTCCATCCAGACTTTTTACTCGTGACAACGCTACGTATGTTTGTCCGCATTCAAATATGCCACTCCCGACATCAATTTCCGCAGCATCAAGCGTCGCACCTTGTGACTTGTGAATTGTCAAAGCCCATGCCAAAATCAGCGGTACTTGCGAAACACCAATGCCCGGAATTTTGTCACTCTGCCAAATATTACGTGTCATTATCATCTCGATACCATTATTAAATTTTACTTGTGGACACCCGGATATGGCACAAAAACCAGTAATAATTCCTTGACTGCCATTACAAACATCGAGACCTCGATCAGATTGGATATTTATAATGGACATAACTTGTGCGCCGACCTTAAGTTTCATTTCTTTTTCGCAAATGAGGTTATTTGCCAGAAATTCCAGCTCCATTTGTATATCTTTATCGGTATAATCGCAGCGAGTTACTCTTTCGGCTCGTGTCATCTCCAAATCCTTTAGATATTTAATCTTGAATTCCTTTTCGTCGCTTTGTAGTGCCGACATTTTGGTATTATTGATGTTTTCTACCTTCACGCGTGTAGGGAACAATTTTGTCGGCTCGGCTACCAAATTCGCGGCAAAAGGTCGCCCTACATACTCAAGGAGCATATCATTCGACTTTCGCCGAATTTTTCCCTCCCTGATTTGATTTAAAATTGTCGAATAGATTTCGTCGGTTTGTCTGAAGATTTTAATCAATTGTATTTGACAATGCGGTCGAAAAACTGTGTTCCAATCTTCGCTTTCAAAGCAGAAACGCTGTGTGTCTGTTTCGTCTTTGTCGCCGACGGGTGGCAATTGGAAGAAATCACCTGAAAATACGAGCTGAATCCCGCCAAATGGATTCGGATTATTTCGCACTGCTTTACCAATTGCGTTTAAAACATTGAATAATTTTAACGAGAGCATACTCACTTCGTCTACTACTAAAATATCAGTACTTTTCCATAATGCTTTCGCAAATTTATTTTTTTTAATTTTTGTTACGAGTTGTTCAATTGTACCATTCCCAAGACCAATCCCGGCCCAAGAATGCAATGTTTTTGCTTTACAATTTAATAAAACTGCGGCGCAACCCGTCATCGCTGTTACGTAAATACCTTTGAATTTTTTATATGCGTGATCATTTATTAGACGGATTAGCGCGGATTTTCCTGAGCCGCCAGGACCAGTAATAAATATATTATGTCCTTGAACATATTTATCAAATGCTATTTGCTGTTCTTTTGAAAGTTCCATTATATATACTTATATCTTTATGTTTAATACGATTTTTTAAATCAATTTTATCTATCCACTTTTATGAAAAGTGGAGCAAAAATAAAGCAAAATAAAGCAATATATTATTTTATTTAACATTATTTTCCTTCTAATTTTTTAACTCTTTCTTTCAATTCTTGAATTTCTTTTATTAAAATAGCGATTAATCCAGTATAATTAACACTTTGAAGGTTTTCTCCATCTTTCTCTCCATTTACTAAAAATGGATAGATTTCTTGTAGTTCGTGAGCAATTAAACCTATATCTTGTTTGTCAAGTTTGGTATTATTATAAGTTACTGGTCTCAATTTATCAACTGTAAATGTTTCATCAAGTGTAACTACATCTTTTTTAATTCGATAATCCGAAGGAGAATTGTAAGATGTAGCGTTAACTGCTCCATTAACATCTAATGGATAAGCAGGTGTAAATGTTCCTATTCCTACATTGGCACTAAACGGATTCAAACATATATTATTATAACCAACGTTAACTTGAGCTCCTTGTATAATACCAACGCCATCTGTTGACATGGCCAATACTAATGAAGCGGCGTTACTATTTTGAACCTGTAATTGTGCTTGGTGTTGCCAAGTGTTAACAAAGGTCGAATAATTTCCAGGATCTTTTATTATTATTATTGATGGGTTAGTATTCGAAGTTCCTGATGTCACACGAAAGTTCCCGCTAACATCCAATGTATATTGAGGGGAAGTTGTTCCTATACCGACAAAACCGCCACTATAATATATATTAGACCCTGATGTAGTCCATTGTGTAGTTCCAGAAAAAGGCAGTCCATCTTCTAATAAAGAACCTGTAAAATTAATATTTCCGGATACATCCAATGCGTAGCCGCTTGCTGGATTATAAACCCCACCAATACCCACATAAGAACCAGGTATTTGTACACCAGGATAAGAACCACCTCCTAATCCTCCCAATACAATTTGATTTGAAGCATCTATTATCGCATTAAAACCAAGTGCAGTTGAATAATTATATATATTTGTTGATATATCAATGTTTGTACTAACACCTAAAAAGGTATTATAATTTGAATTACCAGATAAATCAATACCGGCTAGTTGACCAAAAGCAGAATTACCAGATCCTTGAGATGCCAATAAAGCTCCTTCACCAAAAGCACTATTACCATTACCAGTCGTATTGTCCTGTAATGCTTGATAGCCAAATGCGTTATTATAATTTCCGGCTGTATTATTTCCTAAAGCAACATTTCCAAAAGAAGTATTAGCTGACCCTGTTGTATTACTTTGTAAAGAATTTGATCCAAATACAGTATTTAAACTATTATTTGTTCCAGAACCTCGACCAGCATTTACATTATTAATAATAACATCTGCATTTGTTTTTAAGTTCCCACTAACATCCAAAGTATAAGTAGGAGTTGATTTTCCTATTCCAACATTACCTGAAGCATAATAAATAGCATTACTTGTTCCGTTACTCCATTGTGTATTTCCAGAATAAGGATTTCCATCTTCTAACAAAGAACCGGTAAAATTTATATTCCCACTAACATCCAATGTGTAACCAGGAGTTGCTGTTCCTATTCCAACAAAACCATTATCATAATAAATATCAGAACCTGTTGTAGTCCATTGAGTATATCCAGAATAAGGATTTCCATCTTCTAACAAAGAACCGGTAAAATTTATATTCCCACTAACATCCAATGTGTAACCAGGAGTTGCTGTTCCTATTCCAACAAAACCATTATCATAATAAATATCAGAACCTGTTGTAGTCCATTGAGTATATCCAGAATAAGGATTTCCATCTTCTAATAAAGAACCTGTAAAATTAATATTTCCACTAACATCCAAAGTATATGCCGGAGTTGATGTCATTATACCTACTCCTGGTGTAGTACCATTTTCATTAACATATATAGCTGTCGTTGTCGAAGCTAACGCTATACCACCTGCGGTGCCAGTATTTTGAATTATAGTTGCTAAACCACCAAGACCTCCGATTCCTTTATAAATTAGACAATTTGCGCCTTCTAATTCTATTTTAAACGGAGGACGGATAGTAGTTGATGGATTATAAGTCCATGTTGAAGGATTTGGCGCATAATAAAAAGAGGATGTAGATACATTTAAACCATTTAAAGAAGTAGGAAATAATGCTTGGAATGTTCCATCTTGCACTTGTAATATTCCGCTAACATCCAATGCGTAGCCGCTTGCTGGATTATAAACCCCATTAATACCCACATAAGAACCTGGGATTTTTATAGTTTCATTTGAAGTTCCTAATACGATTTCATTTGAAGCGTCTATTATCGCATTATAACCAACCGCAGTTGAATTTGAATAAGGAAGTATTCCATTATTGGATACATCTGTATTAAAACCTAAAAAGGTATTATAATTTGAATTTCCAGATAAATTAATTCCAGCACCAAAACCAATAGCTGTGTTACTACCTCCAGTTGTATTACTATTAAGTGAACCAGTACCAATTGTTGTATTGGAAGAACCTGTTGTATTAGCTTGAAGTGAATTAACACCAACTGCTGTATTACTACCTCCACTTGTATTAATTGATAGTGAATTATTACCAATTGCTACATTGGAAGAACCTGTTGTATTTAAATTAAGTGATACAACACCAATAGCGGTATTAGAAAAACCAGTTGTATTAGATTGAAGTGAATAACTACCAACCAATATATTATTATTTATATTTCCTCCACCCAAACCAACAGTTACTCCATTAATACTGGCATCCATTGTTGTAATTAAACTACCCGTGATATTTACATCATTATTAAACTGGTTATTTGTTGTTGCTGAACCAAAACTCAATGTATTTGTATAATTTCCTATATTTAATGTATTACCCGAGTTATCTATGTTGGTTAAGAAATTTAATACAGGGTTTACTTGAAGAACTGTAGTATTATTACTACTAACTGTTTTTATTAGACCTGGACCTAATATAAATGGAATATCATAAGGGCTCCATAATACAGCACTTGCGTCTATAATTGCTGGAAACTCATCTGTGCCACTTGTACACACAAATTTATAATTAGCATATTCAACACCACTTAAAATAACTGTTGATGTGCCAGTTGCTCTATCACCGGTAGCTAAATAAGATGCTCTTGCCCACGTGCCAGAACTTATAATATATATACCATTATTAATATTAGCAACATTTTGTCCTCCTTGTGCATTAACTAATATAGGACTACCATTAAAACTCGAATTTAATGTAACACCATCAATAGTTTGAGTATTACCGGATAAAGTTATAGGCGCTACGTTTGAACACAAAATACTGGCTGGCAATGGTCTTATACCACTGGCCACCGAATCTACATAAGATTTTGGAACAACACCGTTATTAGCGGTTGTATAATTGCTGCCAGATGATAAAAACATATAATATGCCGTAATATTTCCACTAACATCCAAATTCCCACTACAGTCAATATTTCCACTAACATCTAAATTCCCAAAACAGTCAATATCGCCTGTAGTGTATATATTCCCACTAACATCTAAATCCCCGTAAATAATTATATTTCCACTAATATCACTTTCAAAATTAATATAAGTGTTTGGTTGTCCGACATTTTGTGTAACATAAAAACTATCAGTGGTATTTACATTACTTTTTACAATGTTATGCGAACTAGCAAATTGTGTTCCACCATATTTTCTAAATGACATTATACTATATTCTTATAAAAAGTAATTAGGAGGTAAAAAGTAAAAAATTAGAAAAGAAAAATTAGAAAAGAAAAAATTAGAATAGTTAAAAGTTAAAAATAAGGTAAAAAACATTATATTTAGCTATTATAAAATGGGGTATAATATTGAGGTCTCGTTTAATATTTTGAAACACAGTAGCGTAACAGAAATACAAGAGCTCATTAAAGAACAAGCTCATAATTGCGGATGTAATTTTTGTTATGAGGATTATGAGTTTGAAACAAATGTTCAATATAAAAGAAACCACTGTATTATGCTAACAAATTTTGACATAGAAAATACGGCATATTTTATTACTTTTTTACGGAAGATAAAACGTATACCGGGTATTTATATTGAATGTATTTATGACGATGAGAATAACAATATTTTGTATGCTTCCAGATATTTTTTAACTCAAAAAATCACTGAAAAAAATTCTTACAAGACAGAAAAAAGAAAACGTTGTTATTCTGAAGAAGAAATATTAATTTTAAATGAAGTAGAGAGAAAAAAATAAATTAATTGTGTCTACTTTTTCTTTGTGTTTTATGTCTTCTAATTTTGCGTCTATTTTTACTTTTTTGTAAGCCTCTTCCTATATTATGTAGACGATGATATACCTTATGAGTTTTAGGTCTTAGACGTCGTT